CTTGACTGCTTCGATACCCATCATCTTAATCTTTGGCTTAGCAAAACGAACACCTTCTGAATCAAGTACATTAAGTATGTATCTTTTCTTAGCAGTCCATATACCTTTATCAGCAATGACTTCTCGTTTCATAACCATTCTTGGCTTAAATGCGTTGGTCTTTATTCCATATTCATTAAATGCTTTTTCTAATTCTGGTTCAATAATACCTTTAGCAAACTTATCAAGTAAATCTAGAGGGTCTTCATTTGGTTGTGCATTAACTACATCATCAACATTTACATAAAGTGAGTCGGTATCGATTGCAATCACTCGGTCAATCTTGTCTTTGAAAATTCTTTGAAGTAAATTATTAACTGCTTTTTCTGAAGTTCGAATAACAGACTGACCGGTAAGAGTTACACCTTCGGCCATCATCGGTTCATAATACTTGAACCATTTATTCGCCATAGCTCCGTAAAGAGAGTTAAGTAAAATCTTAACAGCATGTTGAGTTGTCTCAAGCCGAGTAATCTCAATATCAATTGCTTTAGAACCTTTGATTTCTCGTTCACGTTTTTTCTCGAGCATCTTCTCTTTTACATCAACGCGATGAGCATAAAGTTTTTCAATAATCTCTGGTATGATTCCTTGCTTACCATTTGTAAACACTGCTCCATTACCACACATTGAATAATGTTCTTCTAGTGTAGGGGCAGAGCCATCAAGTAATGTATCGGGGTTGACCCCAAACTTTTGGTCTTCAGCTCTCATTGTTTCTGGTGAGATATTGTTCTGTACAATAATATTAGGATAAAGAGAGTTTAAGTCAAAGGACATTACCCAGTTATGCATACCTTCTTGAACTTCTTTAACATATCCACCAGCAATCTTTTCACCACCAGCAAGAATCTGATAGTCACTCTGTTCGATTTGTTCAATGTTAGGTACTTGTTTCTTTCGGCAAAGATTACGATAAATGATTGCATCCCATATTGCAGTTGTGCCAAGAGTGGCTCCATAATTGACACCACCCATATAAGCAACTGTTGCAACTAGAGTAATCAACCCGAGTTTTTCTTCGAGCCTTTCAATCAACTCTACGTCTTTGATATTGTAATCAATAAACTTTTGGTAATTTTCATTATGTAAATTCTTAAGGTTACCAAACTCTGAGTAATCAATCTTTTGCTCACCAAGTACTACATGTGAAATGTGATTCAATGAATAAGATTCTTGGTTACCATAAGTATAGGCAAACTTTTTAAATAAGTCCATGTAATCTAAATCTGCCACACCTTGAATACGATAAGCAACATTCATTCGACCTCGAATAAAAATCTCTTGTCTTTCTACAAGATTCCAAGGTGAAAACTTTTTGACCAATTGTGTATCAAGCAAGTGGGCTGTTCTAGAAACCAAATAAGGAATATCAAAAAGTCGTGAGTTCCAACCTGTAACAATATCGGGGTGATTCTGTGACCAATGCATCAAGAAATCGTGAAGCATCTCTTGTTCATTCTTAAATTTGTAATACTTAATATCTAAGTCAAGTTCTGATTTGTCTGGGTCATAATCTCCCATACCCCAAACACGATAGAAAGTTTCACGAGAGCTCTTTAGTGCAATAGATAATATCGGAACTATAGGATTGTCTGGGTTAGGAAATCCATAACCATATTCGGTCTCAATATCAAAAGACCAAACATCAATCAATTCACGATTAAATTTAATTTCATTAGGAAACACATGCTGAATAAAAGCAGGAATATGTTTTTTGTTTCCATATATTTTGGCAACACCACCATGTGTCTTAACAAAGTCTTTGTATTCTGACATAGAACTCAGTTGAAGTGGCTCAACATTTTGTCCGTCAATAGAATGCCAATCTGTAACTGGCTTTTTAGATTCTAGATATAATGTTGGTTTATACGGGACTCGTTTCTGAACCCTCTTACATTCTTGGTCATATCCACGATATAGTAATCGGTTTCCGTATCTTTCGACTGATGTATAAAACTCATTGCTCATAATATAATATAGTACACCAAGTGGGTGCTAATGTCAATAAAAATAGTTGGTCAGTTTAATCTCGTGACCAGGAGTATTCCTTGTTGGTAGTTCCTCCTGCAACCCACGTTTCCGAATGGACGAACGGGCCGGAAGAAATTAATTCAGAAGTTTTGAGAGGAGCGACCTCTCGAAGCTTCCTAGATATATAGCGGGATTTACTCTTTACCCACATCGCCTGAGCTGCAACGCCTTGCAGCTAACCTTATAGTAGTTTTATCCTGCGAACTCGGTTTACTCTGTATGGCTATCTCCACTTGGTCGTCACCATCAAGCTCCGATACTTTACCCACCTATAAGCAGGGGTTGTTCAGTCACATATATCTTAAATTATTTCTTAATTATTTCATAGTAAATACTATATCAAATTTTATTCATTTAGTAAAGACTTTTTTTCATCTTTTTTTAGCGGATTAATTTGAATAGTGCGTGGTTTCTTATCTTCTGGTATTACCTTATCAATGTGAACACTAAGTAATCCATTTTCAAACTCAGCTTTACGTACTACCAAATATTCACCGAGTGTGAATGATTTACGAAACTTACGTTGGGCAATTCCTTTTGCATGATAGTTTCGTTCATCTTTACCACCACTACCTTCAATATATAATTGATCGTCTTCAACTTTTACTTTGATATCTTCTTCTTTATAACCTGCTAAAGCAAGCTCAACGATATAAGATTCTTCGTCATCTTCGTTTTTATCGTATACAACATTATGTGGTGGATAACTATCCTGTGAATGTTGTAAGTTAGTTGTTACTCTTTCGAGGAACGGGTCAAACCCTAGAAAACCAGGGTGATTATGAATGGCGTCAAATTGCGCCAGTATAGAATTAAGTGTCATA